CAACGGGCCCGTCTTCGTTGACTTCAGTCGACCAAACTCGTTTACCATCGACATTACGATATTTTCCAGGCGTTCCTGCGTCAGCTTTTCGTAAGCCTCTTGACGCAAGTTTGTCATCTACTTCTTCATCGCTCTGCAAGAACCAATCGTCTTCTTTATCACCCACCGCTTCGTCCAAATCATCGTTAGACGTTGCCCAAACGCGTTGCCCATCAATGTCAACGTATTTTCCGGGAGTGCCTGCTTTTGCCTTGCGAAGTCCTTTTGCGGCGAGCTTGTCGTCGACTTCTTTGTCACTTTGTTTAAACCACTCGTCTTCAGTCTCACCGGTGGCTTCATCAAGCTCTTCTGCATTTATTTCTTTGTCGAGTTCGTCAAGCATTTCGTTGATTGATTTCATAAAACCTCAAACATAATTATCTGTAAACATTACAACTTCTTCAAGATGCTATAAAATTAAAACATAATGGTACAACGCAGACGACGCAAGCCCACAACCGGAACTCCTGAAGAGCGTGAAAAGGCACGTCAGTCTCGAATGTACTTCAATGCAGACACGCAGGCTGCGGTCGTCGAGTATCAGACAGAGGATGACTTCAACGTGCGAAATAAGACGTACGTCATAAAGATAGCTCCTGCTTTTGAGAAGCTCGTTGAGAACCTAATAAACATACACAAGTTTACGTCTGCACACGACTCGTACGAGACGCTAAAAAATGACTGCGTGTGTTTTCTTTTCGAGACTTTGAACAAGTTTGATCCAACTCGAGGTTGTGCAGCATTTTCGTACTTCAACGTGTGTGCAAAGAATTGGCTGATAATTCGCACGAAGCAGAAGTCACAGTCGACAAAGAAGTTTTTGTCAATAGACGATCCCGAGTCGCTGACGTTGTCAGACTATCACATTCTCGAGGAGAAGTGTTCGGTGCAGTCTCAAGACGTGCAACTTGAAGATCAGTTTGCTTCACAGGAGATTTTAGACAGGTTACACGCAATACGTGAAAATGTGAGCACAGAAAATGAGCTGTCAACATTGAACGGCATCATAACGTTGTTTCAAAACAAGAACGAAATAGACATCGTGAGCAAGGCAGCAATGAGCCTCTACATGAAAGATTTGACGAACTTGTCACACAAACAGCTCATCACTGCGATTGCGGTGATAAAGCGATTGTATGTGGAACAAAAGGAAGAGGATGAAAACGACTACTGAGAATTAGTTATTAATATGTCGAATTTTATTCCACCATCAGAAATTGATTTTGAAAAAAAGACTGAAGAATTTAAGGCGCTTCTTGGTGACATTGAAGGTCTTTCAAACAAACGAAAATCACTTTTAACGGAAATTTACAACAATTGTGTTATAGATCGTGCAAACGCTCATTGTACATTACAAATTCTCGTTGAAATTGCTGGAAATAGTGGTTCTGACTGGGCAGTCCATTCACGTGCAATTCATGCCGCTATCGCAACAATGCAGAAAAGCAACGAGCAACTCGGTAAACTTGCTGAACATATAAATCAGCTTCGTGAAGACGAAGATAGTGGTAGTAGCCCTGAAGAGATTTTTTCACAAATTTCAGGTAAGAAATAATTGTGCGAACTAACTACGATCAAAACGGGTATATAAAAAATATAGCGGAGGGAAGCTACGGGAAAGTTCTCGATGTCAAACGCTTTGACAACGTTCAAACAGGTGGTTTTCCGATATTCTTACGCATGGTCGTGCTTGACGTCATATCAGATCCACAAATGATTGACGACACAAAGCTAACGTATTGGGAACACACGTTGCAGGTGTCAAACATACGTTATGCATCAGTCGCGCCCAGGAATTCAATCATTGCACGTCGCACGTTGAACATTTCTACGGCAGCGAGTGAGCAAGTGCTCGTCATGTACCCGATGATGACGCACCTGTCATTGCCTGTGAAGCCTGGTGAACATGTTTGGGCGTTCTTTGAAAATCCAGACGCAAAAGTGAACGAACTTGGGTATTGGATAAGTAAGATTGCTGAGCCTAACTTTGTTGACGATGTTAACCACACGCATAGTAATAGACAGCTTGATCCTTCATACGTTCCAGGAACGATTGACACCGCAAATGGCACGACTGTCACGTATGATTTTCCAAATGGCGCTGTTGGCATTGATGGTGATGGAAATCGATACATTGTGGGACAGACTGCGACGTTGCCGGGAGACGAAAAGTCTTATGAAAATTTGATCACCGGTGCAGACGCAGCAAAGCTGTTGCAGATAGAGCCTGTGCCTCGTTATAGAGGCAGACCTGGCGAACTGTTCATTGAGGGTTCAAACAACACGCTTGTCGTGATGGGAACTGATAGGACTTCAACGTCTGCACTGTACGATGCTGATCCTGACGTCGGCAACGTGCCAAAATTACCCGAAACAGACTTGCCAGGTGAAGGCGTTGGCGTGATCGATCTAGTCGCCGGTCGTGGACAGACTGACGCGACAGCGGGAACGAAAGTCAAAAATTCTCTTGGTTTCAATGAACTTGGCAAGAGCAAGAGTGAGTTATCGCCTGGTGAGGGTGATCCTGACTACAAGAATGACCGCACTCGCATCGCAGGATGGCAACGCACAAAAATTGATACGAAGTTGCAGATAGACAAGGCTACATCTGCACACTCAGGCGGTGATGTGTCAGATGGCTCACAAGGCGAAGGTGCAGGCGTGATGAGATCAGACAAGATAAGGCTTGTAGCGCGCCATGATTTAGTGATACTTGTCACAGGAGACGATCAACGAGACGAACAAGGTAGAATTATAGACGCGCCGATTGATCCTGACAAGTGTGCGAGCGTTTTAATAAAGACAAATGGCGAGATAGTTTTTACGCCTGCTACAAACGCTGTTATCAAACTTGGGTCGGTGAACGCATCGAAAGCAATTTTATGCACACATTTGAATAATGGTGGTGCAGGTGGTCAAGTGACAGCAACGCCAATTGTTACGACGATGGGCGGAATCGCAGGCGGCTCGGACGGCGCGAATGGCATTTTTTCATCAAAAGTGTTAATTGAGTGATTTATCTAAAACATTGGACGTTGCACAAGCAACGACATGTCTTTTGGTGTCTCTGCAATGTCTAACGCGCTTTTTGTGGACGAGATTTCCTCTTCGACGTAGTATTTTACGAATGTGCTCACGAAGAAGTCGAATATTCATGAAAATAATTATTTCATTCCACCCAACATCATAATCGCTAAATCAACATGATACTTTGTGAGCCCGTGTTTTGTGTTCGTTTTTATTTGACAAAAATCATGTCCATCAACCCACAAATCATCTATTACTATGTATCTTACATCAGATAGATGGTACAAGTAATCGTCAATCTCCTCACCACGACACCACAACTCTGCAGTTTTACCGACGACAATGCCCGTAAACCCTAAATCGTTCAGTGTTTTCTGAAGCATGTCAATCGATTGACCAATTCGCCACGTTGACGTTATGACAACGTCAGCTCCTGTCTCTTTCACAATTTCGTTCAGGAGCAAAACTTTGTCATGCTCAATTTCAGGATTGCCGTGTGAGTTTAACACGCCATCGATGTCAAGAAAAATCAACTTCATGAACACATTGTATCATACTTTGATGCAAAATACATAGTGTAATTTTGTGAAAATCCGTATATAATCTTTCACAATGCAAAATCATCCTGATTGGCGTGATTTCTTTCCACTGAAAACACCACGGGATGATCAGTCCCGCGCACTAGATTTCATCGTTGAACAAATGATCGTGAACGAACGTGAATTTGTTGTCGCAGAACTTGGAACTGGCGTTGGGAAAAGTGCAATTGCTGTGACGCTTGCGCGATTATTTAACGCGATTAAAAAAGACACACAGTCATATGTTCTCACGTGTCAAAAGACGTTGCAAGATCAATACACACATGATTTTCCAATGTTCGTAAGGGACATTAGATCATCATCAAATTTTTCATGTCACCAAATTCCAGGTCAATCTTGTGGTGAAACAATGCGACTGCGACGTAAGTTTGGAAACCTCGTTTCAATGTGCAACGATGAGTGTCTATGCCCGTATAGTTTACAAAAGTCTGCGTTCAAGAGAGGCTTGTTTGGGGTGACGAATTACTCATACTTTTTGAGCGAAACAACATATGCAAAAGGTCTTCGTCGGCGTGGGTTGCTTGTGTGTGACGAGGCACACAACATCGAAAGCGAGCTAACGCGATGGGCAACAATTACGTTTGAGCGTGATTTTACGTTAAAAGAACTGCAAATAGCGTTTCCATCAATGAAACTAACAAATGAACAATTGATGACGTGGGTGATAGAAATATACGCTCCCACGTTGTGTTCGCTCATTGGCACAACGCTTGCTAAAATTGTTGAAATGATAGCAAACAAAAACATGCCACCCGAACTTTTTGAACTTGTAAAACACTACACTGACTTAGACAAGCACATTTGTCAAGTAAATCGCTTTGTACAAGAAAAAGGAGGAAAGCAAAGTTTCTTCTTGGTCTCACGAGGAAAAGACAACTTTCAGCTAAAACCCACTCAAGTGGGTTGGCACGCACAACACATGTTGTATCCACTTGGCGAAAAGAAGTTATTGATGAGCGCAACTATTCTTGACAAAGAAATATTTTATCGATCAGCAGGCCTGCCAAAGGACGCAGCGTTTATCTCGATCAACACTCCATTCTCTTCTAAATCGTTTGGTATTTCCTATGAACCCACAGCAAAGGTTACACTGGGCAACGTCGATGAAGCTATACCAAAAATTGTCGCAAAGGTAAAAGACATAATTGCACGTCACCCCAATGAAAAGGGAATTATTCACGTAACAAATTACACAATTGCTCGCGCAATCGCAAAAGCAAACTTGGGACCACGCATGCTTGTGCAAACATCGGCAGCCGATCGAGTACCAATGCTTGACACACACGTCAACAGCAAGAAACCGACTGTGCTTGTGTCACCTGGCATGAGCGAAGGTTTAAATCTCGTGGGTGACTTGGGAAGGTTTCAAATCATTTGTAAAATTCCGTTCCCATGCTTGGGTGACGAGGTCATACGAGCAAAAATGAGAAAATCTCCACGATGGTATGCATGGTGTACGATGAGGTCACTCGTGCAATCTGTGGGACGCTCAGTGAGGTCAAACGATGATTGGACAAAAACGTACATATTAGACACCACATTTGAACGACTTGTCACACGTAACAAACGCATGACACCTCAACACATTCTCGATGCACTTAAAAGATGATTTAGTGTAATATTTTGAGAATTGTGGTAAATTATTTACACGACGTTGGCATATTAGCAACGTCCACAAAGGCACAAGCAGCCCAGCTTGGGTGGTCAGATGATGATGATGAAAATGCCGGAAGCTCTGATGAAGAAGGCATTGACGATGATGAACGTAAAGTACGTCAAGATTTTGAAAGACAATTGGCATCGGGAGAATTAGACGTCGATGATGGCATATGGCACGGTGGCACTCGCCAAATTGGAAAAACTATATACAAGGTCTCCGGTCGTGGTGATACTCGTAAAGGACGTATTTTGGGAGTGTATAAGCATCTTAAATGATGAGCGACGTTATCAAGAGAAATTTATTCAACGAGCTTTCGCTCGTTGAGTGATTTAAATCGTAGGAAACTAGTGTTACTGTTTATGGACAATGCGGTGTATTTTTAAACACGCAATATTTACAAGACGTTTCACTTTTGTTTTTTAGTGCAATGCCTTTTGATACAGATGAAAGCATGTTGTTAATTACTTTTAACGCTCTTCCACGAGTTATGTCACCAATTGATACTAATACGAGTTCGATTTTTTGTCCAACTTTGGCGCCGCGTTTTAGTAACAAAAATCCTGCCCTTATGTCTTTGAGATCTATGTTGTGTTTCTTTGCATAAAAATTTTTGTAGTAAATCAATTGAGATTGTAAAACTTTATCGTCACGCTTTTCTCGTCGCCATCCAAACGTTGTAGTTTTAAAATCCATAATGTAATACGTGTATTTCCCGTTCTTTTGTTTGATACGAATGACGATGTCGATGAAGCCTTTGAACGCGTGTTCTGTTCCTTCAACTGCTTCATATAATAACTCTTCTGAACTAACCCACTCCCATCCAGGAAATCGCTCATCCAAGAATGGCTTCAATTCAGGTGTCACTTCAATCAATGCACGTTTTGCGTTCACCAACGAAAATATTTGTTCAAACTCAGGATGTTCGTGCCACGCTTCTTCTAATTTTTTGATTGCGATGTCAATCTTTGGATCACCGTGTTTCAACAGATTTTCACAGCACTTGTGTTGAACGCTTCCAAAAACCAAAAATGGACTTGGAACCTGAACGTCAACGTGCTGCACGTGTATGAGCTTGTGTGCATATGAACAATTAACCCAACATGAAACTTCTGAGAATGAAATATGAGGTTTTCCTGTGGGTAATAATTTATACTTGTGTTTTGCAGCGACTGTCAACTTCTCATCAGTCGCTTCTTCGCGTGACAATTTAACTTTTTCCATATGAAGAAATTAAACAACGTCATGGTTTTAGTTCATCGTCATGAAACTAATTATTAATATGACGACAACACTCATTCAAGCAATAATTTCTGAATTCATGCTACATCCACTTGCGTACACGATGGGAACGCTGACGTGTGTAGGTGCTTTATTGAAGAAGTTTGCTCCACAATTACGTGTTACAAAGGCGTTAAATGCGTTATCAACAGACGCCCCAGAACTTACAACGATTGCTGCGAGTTTCATGAGCAAAACTTCATTGTTAAAAGCGTTAGAATTGGGCGGGCACGTGATAGATGACGTCGCTAAGGCGATTGAACCTACACCTGCAACTGCAATGCCTGTGATTGAACAAAAATTAGAAATAAGCGCACCGTCAATAGATACTGATGAGCTGCAAAAAATTAAGGCAACACTTGAACAACTACTCACTTCTCTTTCAACCTGTGAGAAATCAAAATGAAAATAACAATTAGATCACTGCGTCGAATTATTCGAGAGGCGTTTGAACAAGTAGATGCATACGCAAAAACAGAATATCCTGCGACAGAATATCCTCAAGACTATCATGACATGAAGAAGACAAAAAAGGTAGACAAGCCTGACACCATTGGGCCTGGAAAGCAGGCTTCGATGCGAACTGATACACCTGTCGAACAAAAGACAAAGCTTGTCGCAAAAGAACTTCAAAAGATGGGTAAACCAATAAAGGTAAACGATTTATTGAAGTTCCTAAAAACGTTCAATGAAGACGACTTGATGATCAATGACGCAAGTTGGTTTGCAAAAGAATTTGTGAAAAAACTCGCTAATTGATTTGATAATTTTTCTTTTGCTTGCGCTTCGGAAGCGATGTATCAACTGACGTGACGTCAAAGACATTGATTGATACATCACGTTCAGGAGTTTTTTCAACTACAATAAGTTCAAGTTGTTCAGCGGCGTCATCTTCGAGAGGATAGTAAAACTCTTTTGATTTGCTCATGAACACAATTGTAACACATTTTTGTCAAAATTACATTTTGTGAATTAAATTATAATAATGGCATCTCTCTATGGCCCAATCCTGACCGGGATCGGCCTCATTCAAGACGGAAAACTTACAAAAGCTGCAAAAGATCGCTTTTTGTTGGAGACGTTGGGACTTTTAATTTCGGGCAACGACCAAGGTGCCGGTGGGACGCCTTCAACAAAAATCTTCAGTTCGTTATTTCCTTTGCCTCCTGTTGCAGGACCGCTAATCACGAATGTCACTACGTTGTCGACTGAAAATGCGTTTTGGTTTAAACCCGATCCATTTGCTGCGCTTCTGTCGACACAACTAAATGATCCTAAAAATAATCCAATTTGGCACACCATTTTTGAAGACATACTTCTTGAACAGACAGCACTTGCACTTGACATCAATGGCTCGACGCCACTCGCCCCCGCCATATTCGATGCTTCGTTTCTTGCACCTGACATTTCATTTCCACCAAATCCACCCGACCTCGCGTTAGCATTAAACATACAATTACCGCAGCTCGCAGCAAAGCTAATCGATCTTGGCATTAGTTTACAAATGCCCACCATTCCTTCACCACCAAATATAAAGTTCCCTGACATAAATTTGCCCGTGCCACCACTTGTTCTTTTTGATTTGTGCATCGGGATGATCAAGATGCCGTTTGATTTGTTGTTAAAGCTCGTGCTTCCACCTGCGATTGACATCGTGTTAGATTTACCCGGGCTTCCTAAGAAAGTATTTGACCTTGCGTTTGACATCATATTACAATTGTTGATAGATCTTGGATTGTTAATAATTGTTCCAAAATTGTTCATTGCGTCATTGTTAATTTGGCTTAAAGATATTGTGGCAATGATATGTGTTGACATCGTTGGGTTGATAGTCGGCGCAAGTGGTGGAATGACAAAGTCTGTTGCAACTTTAACGGGATTAGTGTAATATTTTGAGAATTGTGATAAATTATTTTTATCACGTCGACATTTTTTTTTCATTAGTAATGTCGAAGGAATATTTATTTTTAGTGAGTGAAGGGAAAACACATGGCAATTCTAACTGAGAAACGACTACGACGCATAATTCGAGAAGAGATTGAAACAGTAAAATCATCTATCAAATTTATTTCGCCAATTGCACTAAAAAAGTGGATTACGCGGCTTATCAAGCAAACAAAAACAAGTCCGCCTCATGATGAATTTGAAGGACTAGATTGTTTTATAGAAGTTGATGCCGATTATATGTCAATACATTTGATTGTTGCAACTCTTGCAAACGGTGAAGTGTACGATGATTATTTTGCATCTTGTGAACTTGCTTCTTTGAGTGAAAAAGTTGCTGACAAAATGTCAGACGAAGAACGGTGGACGATGCTTAGCACTAAATTGGATGAAGCAGCGCAATTGTGTGAAAAAGCAGGAATTAAAGTTGACATTGAACGTGAAATGAATAAACCTGAAAACGAAGAAGAAGAAATTTAAACTGACTTCAACGAGTTTTCGCTCGTTGAGTGATTTAAATGCTGGAAATTACTTATTCACGTGGCAACATTTTCTTTCAAGTCTGTTGGTGTAACTCAAATTGATGCACAAACAAATGCAACGAAAGCTACACCCACGCCTGTTGGAATTTTGACACCGTTGAAGTTGTCGACGACTGACGGGTTGTTCGTGATGAGTTATTCGCTTGCAGACCAAGTCAACGATAACTTGAAAAATTTGCTCCTGACGAATTGGGGCGAGCGTCTTGAACTATACGATTTTGGTGCAAACTTACGCCCGCTGTTATCTGAGCTCGCGTCTGACCAAGACTTTGGAACTCAGGCGATACAACGAATTTCAGCCGCTGTCAGCAAGTGGATGCCATACATTGAACTTGACGATTTTAGCGTTGTGACAGTAAACACGGGAAACAAAAATCTTGCAATCAAAGACATCACTATCACATATGACGTGCCGTCTTTAAACGTTCAAAAGAAAAGTTTAAAGGTTCGATTGTACGCATTGTGACACGACATCATATTTATATTGTGAAATGGCCGTCAATCAGGATGATCTAAAATCAGTACGCGTTAGACAATTTTTAGCCGGCGATTTTAACAGCTTTCGAGCAATGTTGCTTGACTATGCTCGTCAATTTTATCCTGATCGCATCAGTGACTTTAGTGAAGCGTCACTGGGTGGGTTATTTCTTGACTTTGCGGCCGCTGTCGGCGACCACATGTCGTTTTACTTGTCACATCAATTTAGTGAACTAAACTCTACGACTGCTGTTGAACTAACTAACATTGAACGTTCGTTGAAAGCAGACGGCGTGCCGATCGCTGGTGCAGCACCTGCAATAGTTCCGGTGACAGTGTACGTACAAATACCGGTGATATTACAAAACAACGTTCAACAACCAAATGCAAACGCTTTACCGATAATAAAACAAAACTCAATATTTTCCGCCGACAATGGTGTGCAATTCATTCTTTTGGAAGACATAGATTTTAGCAGCAAGTATTCTGATGGCACGTACAAGTCAACGATTGTGATTGGACAAAAATCAACAAATGGCACACCGTTGACGTACATATTTTCGTTGGCTGGACTTTGTATAAGTGGAAACACGACGACTGAAACGATATCGTTGGGAACGTTTCAACCTTTCAAAAAAATTACGCTCAGCAATCCAAACGTGACAGACATATTGTCGGTGACTGATGGTGTCGGTAACACGTATTATCAAGTAACTCACCTGACACAGGACGTCGTTTATCGAAATGTGCTAAACACCGCTGTAGATGCCGACATCGTGAAAGACGTTATAAAAATTGTGCCCGCGCCCTATCGATACACTGCGGACGTAGATTTAGCAACACGCTCAACGATGTTAACGTTGGGTGGTGGGAGCGCAGACACGCTTGAGGACGACGTAATTCCAGATCCATCTGATTTTGCAATCGCGTTTCCTTACACGAAAACATTTTCAAGAATATCAGTTGATCCATTGATGTTGATACAGACGAAGACATTGGGCGTTGCTGCAATAAACACGACGTTGTCTATAACGTACAGATATGGCGGTGGTTTAAATCACAATGTTCAAAAGAATTCAGTAAAGAACATAAACACAATCAACGTATTTTTTCCAAACAACCCGTCAGCAACGATCGCATCAAGCGTGAAAAATAGCATTGAAATCACAAACGACATTCCCGCAAAAGGTGGAGATGATGCGCCCACGCCTACAGACTTATCAACTCTTGCACCACAAGTAAAAAATTCTCAAGAAAGAATTGTGTCTCGAGAAGATTTGTTGGCGAGAATTTACACGTTGCCTTCAAATTTTGGCAGAGTATTTCGTGCACAAGCAAAGTCAAATCCCATTAACCCACTTGCAACGCAACTTTACATAATCTCAAGGGATATCGATGGTAAATTGACGACGTCTTCAGACACGTTGAAACAAAATCTTATTCGTTATTTAAACCCATATCGTCAAATAGCAGACGCAATTGACGTGTTAGACGCAAGAATAGTTAATTTTACTGTCAACTTCAACATTCTGACGGACCCGTCATTGAACAAGAGCGTCATCTTACAAAATATTTTGACAAAGTTGATAAAGTTGTTTGACATAAAAAACGTTAACATTGATCAGCCATTGCAAATCAGTAACATTCGAAATACAATATTTTCAACGACAGGTGTCTTATCAATAATTGATCTACAGGTTCAAAACATTTCGGGTATTGTTAACAACCGTCAATACAGCAACGTTGTACATGACATAGCAAACAACACGTTCATGGACCTTGCAATGCCCCCGCGCGGGGGAATTTATTTTTTACAGGAGCCCAACTACGACATAATCGGTAAGGCATCATGATTTATCGCTTATCAGTTATTGATAGATAAATTAAATTTAATTCTATGTTAATAGAAATCATAAACGTTGTAACAGTTCAACGAAATGGACATAAAATTAAAGGACGTAGGTGCATATTTAAATGTGATTTTTGTGATAAAGAACTTATACGTCCATACAAATATAGAAATGCACAATATGTTTTTTGTGATAAAAAATGTGCAAATCAATCACAGAAAAGTGGTGTTTTAAAAGAAAAAAAAGAACAAACGTGTTTTGAACATTATGGTGTGACATGTTCTTTTCAATCGCCCGTAGTTAAGGAAAAAATTACTCAAACTTTACAAACAAAATATGGCGTTGATTTTATATCACAAATTGAAGAAGTAAAAATAAAAAAAGAAAAAACTGTTACTATAAGATATGGTGCACCACATCCATTACAATCAAGTATTTTACGCGACAGATTAGAACAACGAATGCTTGTGAAGTATGGCATTAAAAATGCTTTAAATCACGGTCCAATAAGAGATAAAATTAATTTGATTGAAAATGCTCATAAAGCACACGAAACAAGGAAACGTAATGGAACGTTTCGTAAATCACGCGCAGAGGACGTATGTTATAATCATCTTGTAGAATTGTTTAATACTGAAAACGTTATTCGACAAAAACTTGTGAAGAATTGGGCAATTGATTTTTATATTCAAAATATTAATACTTACGTTCAACTTGATGGTGTTTATTGGCACGGACTAAATCGACCCATCGAAGAAATTCTTAAGTATAAAACTCCACGTGATGTTCAAATTTACAAAAAATATCTTACTGATCGTGAACAAGATTGTTATTTTAACGAAAACAATTTAAAACTTGTTCGTGTAACTGACATCGAAATTTATGCCAATCCGACAATACTTATTGAAAGATTAGGCATGCCATGATAAAAACTTGCGTTTGTGACAAAGATACATATATTGTTAATAGAATTATCAATAACGTTCATACATTAAACGCAAACGTGGGTAGTGCTGGAACGTGTGATTTGTACAAATTGTATGGATTTTCGTCTTCTGAGTCGGTTCCAAACGTAGAATTATCTCGACTATTAATACACTTTGATTTAAATCCTTTACGTGAATTAATAAATGAAAATAAGCTTGATATATCGAATGCATCGTTTAATGCAAAAATGATACTTCACGATGTTTATGGTGGACAACCGACACCTTCAAATTTTACAATCGACGTGTTTCCGCTGTCTGCTTCTTTTGATGAGGGAGCAGGACGTGACATCATTCAATATTCAGACATCGATGCATGTAATTGGCTCACTTCATCATTTGGTTCTACGTCGTCAATTCTTTGGCACGCACCCGGGTGTGCATTAGCATCAATTCCCCCTGCAGTAGGAGACTATTTTAGCAATTATAAATCTTCACAGACATTCAAAGGCGAAGAAGATTTATCGATTGACGTGACACAAATGGTGTCTGCAACGCTATCCGGATTGATACCCGATGAGGGATTTCGAATAGCCTTTAGCTCAACGTTAGAAAATGATTATCACACTTATTTTGTGAAGCGTTTTGCCGCAAGGTCAGCATACGACAAAACGCTCGTTCCTGAACTCGTAATTAAATTTGATAATTCAATTCAAGACGACAGTCAGGCTGCGCATATAGACACACCAACAACGTTGTTTTTGTACAATTATGTTGGGAGTGGATTATCAAACATATTGTCTGCAAGTAACGCAGTTATAGGGACAAACAGTTTAAAACTACGATTAGAAATGCCAGTGTCAGGTGGAAGCATTGTGTTGCCCTATTTTGTGTCACAGCACTATTCAGGAATTAATTCAGTCGTAGGCGTGTATTCTTCGTCGTTCACTATACAATCAACGCAACAAATCACAAAAGAGCTCATAAACAGTGGATCACTAACGTTTACACCAATTTGGAGCTCACTTGACAACTCAATTGGATATGCAACAGGAAGCGTTGTTACGTTTTATCCACCTCAACGCACGTCAAGTCAATTAGGCACAAAAAAATACGTCGTCAACGTGTTAGGAGTGTCTGATGATTATTCAATTTGTGAAACGACAACGTTACGCGTAAACATTTTTGATTATTCATCACCATTAATAACAGTCGTTAAAGTTCCCGTTGAATTACCTGGAATTGTTGTACGTGACGTACATTATCAAGTTCGTGACGTTGAAACGAACGATGTCAAAATTCCATTTGACACGAAGTACAATTCAACGCGTGTTTCAAGCGATACATCAGGAATGTTTTTTGAACTTGACATGTCAAATTTGGTACCTGAACACACGTATGCAATTGATATATTGATTAAAACAAATGGCGTGCAAAGGGTGTATAAAGATGCAAGTCAGGCGTTTAGAGTGCTTTCTGCGTAAACGTCATAGTTATATTTTGTGGCTCAATCACAATTAAACATTCCGTCATTTGTGCGGTCGGCATTGTCAGGAAGTCGTCCTGTGCAACTTACGTTTGCGGACGTTGCAGACACAAACATTCAAAGTACGTCATCGTTCATGTACGACATAACGTCTGCTGCGCTTAAATCAACGCAACAACTAAAAGTCGATTGGTCAAAATTTGAAAATCACACGTTCTTTTCTTCTGCGGAATCGAAGATAAATTTTACGTTTGATCAAATAATAAACGGTTATCCATTTGATGGAACGAGACAAGAGGTTGAAGCATTTTTAGAAAAATTAACAGGATTTGAAAATTGGGTTTTGACTAAAAAGTTTCCAACGTACAAAGGAGAACTACTATTTTCTGGTTCATTTATTGAAGTTAAAGACGTTGCAGGTGGACTTTACCCTGACATATCAAAAAATCGATCAGGTGATCCAATCTTAAATCCACATGGCACGTCATTTAGTGCAGAAATGCAACTTTTTCTACCGGTGACAAATAATTCTACACAATTTGTGTTTCAAAAAATGTCAGGAAGCTCTGAAGGAATAGCATTATACTTGATGCCAAGTTCAACAGACGTAGTTGAAGCAAGGTTTAGCGTTGTATCTCAAGGGTTTGGTGACATCACTGTACCATTTGAAATATCAAAAGGAGTGTTCAATCACATTTGTGTGCAAATAAACAGAGAGAATTCTGTGAACTATCTTGAAGCATTTGTCAACGAACAATCGGTGTCTAAATCAAAAACATCAACAATCATAAATGATCTAAACAATGATGCAGCAAGCTTTTTTATAGGCGTTCCTAATGTATCTGGAACGATAAACTTATCAACAGGTGTGATTACACAATCTCAAATGTTGAGTGGTGTACTTGATGAATTTCGCGTATTTCATTCAGTTAGATCATTAAATCAACAAGCAAATTTTGCAAAAAAATCAATATTTTCTACTTCTGATCTAAAATTGTATTATCGTTTCAATGAACCGCCACCGCCAATCATGTCAACAATCGACGATCCGGTGAATGGAATAGTGATAGATAGTAGCGGAAATTCTTTACATGCATTAATAACTAACTTTACGTCATCGCTAAGATTAGACGCATCGTTAGATAAAGCAAGCAATTTGATCTACGAAAAGATTGAAACGTTACCCGTGCTTTTTCCAGCGTATCAACCGACAATTGATTTAAACAATGAACTACTTGCAAGTGCATCACTGTATGATGCTGAAAATCCCAATTTAATTACAAAACTAATACCACAACATTATCTTCTTGAAGGCAGCGATCAAGGCGGATTTAATTCTACGACTGAAATACAAAAATCGTCAGGCATTGGAATTCCGGGAGATGGCGAAAAGAGTACCGTACAAATAATGTTGTCATTGTTATACATATGGGCGAAATTTTTTGATGAAATTAAGTTATACATTGATCAATTTCGAAATCTTAAAACAGTATCTTATGATGATTACGACAATGTTCCAAATAATTTTATGTTGGATTTGTTACAACAAAGCGGAATTTATCTCCCACCTCTATTTAATGACGCGTCAATAGAACAATACATTAGAGCAGAAAATATTGACATTGACACGTACGGCACGTTTGAAACGTCACTAAAAACTGTTCAACATGAACTGTTAAAACGAATAGTGATAAATTTGCCTGATGTTCTTAAATCAAAGGGTACATTGAACAGCGTAAAGTCATTTTTACGTGCGATGGGAATTGATCCCGACAACAGCATGCGCATACGTGAATATGGTGGACCAACAAATCGAACGCTTGAACAATCAAGAGAAGCAAAAAGAACTGTCGGCACGTTTGTGCAATTTTCAACGTCATCAATCGTGACGTCCAATTATCTTGTTGAACCACGCGTTGAACCCGGCATACCATATCCCGTAGGAACGTTTGTGACGAATTCGTTTGGAAACGTTACGGGAACAACAAACGTATCTGATAATTTATTGACGTCAGGATCATGGACGTGTGAAATGCTTGTCAAATTTTTGCCAAATATATCATACGTATCACAAAGTATCGCAAGACTTTGTGTAACAGGTTCTTCTATTACAAACATCAATAATATTGGAACAATTGTAAACATTGTCGCGACATCAGGTTCAAATTCAAACATTACGCTGTACGCGAGGCCGTGTCAGAACACAGAAACTTTAGTCATGACACTGCCAATGCTTACGCAAAGCATTTTTGATAGTGATGCGTGGAACATAAGTTTTGGACTACAGCGTGGAGATTTACACTCACCACCAATACCTACGTCATCTTCATACTTTTTACGAATTGGTAAACAAAACGCCGGAGAAATTGATTACGCCGCATCAATATCGTCAATTTTTAATGTAACAGATTTTGGAATTGAAACTGACATCACAGACGATTTAGACGTAAACATAATTTTAGATAGCAGCCAACAGGTCATTGACGACGATTTAGTCGCGACAAATGCATTTAGAAGCGTGACTGATTTTAATGGATCAGGTTCGTTCATTGTGCTGGGCAACAAAGACATGTACCCGGGTACAATATATCTTGAAGACGCATCAATAACTCCACAAGCAAGAACTTCAAAATTTTCTGGTCAAATGTCAAACGTAAGATTTTGGACAAAAGCAATAACAATACGCGAGTGGAAAGAACACGTAAGAAACGTAAAATCTGTGGGTGTCGATGATCCAGCAATAAATTATAACTTTAATAAAGCCGATCCAGGATCTTTTGAAAAACTACGCATTGACACGTTATCAAAACAAGAAATTCGTGACACTGACACGAAAGGAAACATAAATTTCTTAGATTTTAGTCTAAATAAAATGCACATGTCTGGAACGTTATTTCCTGTTTCAAGCAGAGCCGTTGTTGGAGAAATATTTGATTATAGCATGCTTTCACCGTACTTTGACGAAGCGGTGTGTGACAATAAAATTCGCGTCAGAGGATATAACGATTTAGATCTCGTAAATTCTGTTCCATGGGCAGCAGTTGCACCAGTTTATGAAATAGCAAAGAATGAACAACCAACAGATGATGTTAGGTTTAGCGTAGAATTTTCGTTAGTCGACGCGCTCAATCGTGATATTGTGACGATATTCTCGTCATTAGATGCAATGGGAGACGCAATGGGTGCACCTGAGGTAATGTTTTCTTCAGATTATCCCAAATTGTCCGCAATCACAAACACATATTTCAATCGTTTACAATCTAAACTTGATTTTGGCGCATTTTTTGAATATTTTCGATGGTTTGATACATCAATCAGTAATGTAATTGATCAACTAATACCGCGAAAGGTAAAATTTAACGGCACAAACTTTGTCGTCGAGTCACACATGCTTGAACGACACAAGTTACAGTATCAATTCACAGATCAATACTTGAGCGAACAGACACGGGCCGACATAGCAACAAGTATTCTACTTCAACAAGTGGCGGGCGTCATAAGAAAAATGTGACGTATATTACATGAGACATTAAAATAATTTTAATGAAATTTATTCTCACAAAGAAATTTTGCGTCTATGTCGACTTTATTGAAAACAATAATGAATTTATTGCAGGATATGTTGGTAAAGGTAAACAAGGTCGTGTGAATGATTTTAAAAAACGTTCAAATCACTGGAAACAAATTGCAAAGAACCACGACTGGAAACGCGTCGTTGGGTTCGAGACTGACGATGAGAATGAAGCTTTTGAGGTTGAAAAGGTTTTAATACGCGAACTTCGAACGTTTATACATAACGAAGAAAGAACGCGTTACGCGTGCAACCACACGTTAGGTGGTGATGGTACAAGTGGGTGGAAACCAACAAAAGAAACATGTGTAAAAATTGGTAATGGAAATCGTGGTAAAGTACACACAAAAGAACATAATATTTTAATTGGAAAAAATCACGGTAGAAACTATAAAGTTAAAAATAAAAGAAAACAATCACCCGAAACAATTGAAAAACGCAACGTTAAACTTCGTGGTCAAAAAAGAACTGAAGAGCAACGAAAACGCATGAAAGAAATTGCAAATAGTGATCAAACGAAACAAAAACACAGCAGATCATTTAAAACTGTTCGTGCTTTAATGCGTTTGGCGAAAAGATTGGGTTTTACGCCTGGTTCAAAATGGCACAAAGGTAACGTTTCATGTGAAATTTCATAGTACGATTTATATTGTCAACAACTATTTATATTTGTGACACAAATCGATACAAGCATTATTGACTTTGCACGACAAGGGGTTGAAATAACGCAACAAAAATATTTTGACGCAGGACTTGTGAAAATTTGGTCAGGTGAACAAAACAGCGTATCACTAAAACTCGACTATGGCGAAGAAACCACGAGATATGATAATGTCGTATTTGTTGATCGA